CAAGAAAACTCACTTCGACGTTGCGGGTAACTCACTCGCACTTGGAGTTCCGTTTACCAAGGTCGATACCGAGAAGCGCATCGTTTCTGGTTTCGCCACGCTTGATAACGTAGACACTCAGGGTGACGTTGTTACCGCTGAGGCGTCCAAGGAGGCTTTTGCCAACTCACGTCGCAACCTGCGCGAATCTCACACCAACATTGCCGTCGGTAAGGTCGTTGATTATCGTGAAGAGCAGTACTACAGCGCGGACGATGACCAGATGTACAACGGCATTTATGTTGACGCTTACATTTCCAAGGGTTCCCCCGATGTGTGGGAGAAGGTTCTTGACGGAACGCTGGCTGCATTCAGCATCGGCGGTAGCGTTCAGGAGTCTAAGTCAGAAATGCGTAAGTCGCGCGACGGTAGCGCCAAGCAGGTAAGAGTTATTTCCAAGTACAACCTCACAGAACTTAGCATTTGCGACGCCGGTGCGAACCAACTCGCTAATGTTTTCAGCATCCAGAAGGTAGCAGGAGCCACGGACACGGTTGTCCAGGGCGACGCGGTTGACGTTGATCTACGTAACGTCCTGTACTGCAAGACCGACGGACGCGCCATTAAGACCACATTGGACGAGGCGGACTGCACAGTCTGCGGTAAGCCAATGGAGAATATCGGCTGGTTCGAAGTGCCGGGTACTGAGGAAGAATCAGTAACCAAAGTAAGAGAACTAGTTAAGAACTTCAAAGAATCCGAGGAAGGAGGAAATACATTGACGGACGAACTAAAGCACGGCGACAACCCCGAGGTTAACACAACTGTTGACAACGCGGAGGTTGATGACCTGAATGTTGAAGAGGCTACCAAGACCGAATCCGACGACCAGATTGTTGATGTGCCGTCAGGTGCAGAAGCAACTGAAACTGAGGAAGAAGTAGAAGCCCCAAAGGAGGACGAAACTTCTACCGAAGAAGTCAGCACGGAGGACGAGGCGACACAAGAGGTTGCCAAGGCCATTTCTGACCTTCAAGGAAAACTAACTGAATCTTTCGAGAAGGCTAATCGCGCCCACCAGGAGCGTTTCGACAGCCTTACCGAAGAGTTCAAGAAACTCAGCGCAGACGTGGAACCGCTACGCGCGCAGGGTGAAGAACTCACAAAGAGACTTGATGAGTTGCAGGGCAAAGTAGACCGAGTTGAAAAGAACTTGGGCGAAGTAAGCAAGGTAACTGCATCGAAGAAATCTGGCGATCTTGGCGGATCACCCGAAGGCGAATCACTCGAAAAGAGCGCGAAGTCTTCATTCTGGGGCGGCACCTTCTCAACGGACTCACTCTGAGTTCATGCTTAACCATACAAACTGAATACAAATTCTAATTTAACTACTATTGAAAGGAAGTGAAAACCAAAGTGAGTCACGAAGAAGACCTACTACAAAAAGTAATTGTCTCAACTGAGATTGGTAACCCCGCCGGGTCCGGCCTACTAAGTGCAGAGCAGTCAGACCGATTCATCGACTACATGTGGGACTCAACAGTTCTCGGTAGCCAGGTGCGTACCGTGCGTATGCGCGCGAACGAAATCGAAATCGACAAGATCGGCGTTGGTCAGCGACTACTACGTGGAGCGACCGAAGCAGTTGACACAGGTGAGAACCAGGGAGTCGTATTCTCAAAGATTTCTATGACAACGAAGAAACTTCGTCTAGACTGGGAACTGTCATCCGAAACTCTTGAGGATAACATCGAAGGAGAATCTCTCGAAGACCACATCGCACGTCTAATGGCGTCTCAGGCCGGAAACGACCTTGAGGACCTTGCCATTAACGGTGACGTTACATCGAGCGACCCGCTTCTGAAGGTGTTCAACGGTTGGCGTAAGGTGGCCCTCGACGGAAACGAAGAAGGCGCCGCACACGTACTGAGCCACGGTGGAAGCACCGTTAACCGCGCTCTGTTCAACCGCGCTCTGAAGGCTATGCCACGTAAGTTCATGGCTAACCGTCCGAACCTACGATTCCTAACGGGATCGGGAGTCATTCAGGACTACCTATACTCGCTATCAGACAATAACTCTGGTAACTACATCGAGGCTGTTGGTAACGGCATTATCTCCGGTGGAGACGTTGTTCCTACAGGCCCAGCCGGTTTCTCAACCGGTCAGGCGTTCGGTATCCGTCTACAGGAGGTTCCGAAGTTCTCTGACGAGTACGCCGGTTCCTACAGCGGCGGAACATCAGCCGAGCACAGCGATGTATGGCTGGTTGACCCTCGTAACCTTATCTGGGGTGTGAAGCGCGAAATCCAAGTATTCCGCGAGTTCAAGCCTAAGAAGGACACAATCGAGTACACCGTCTACACCCGTGTTGGTGTTGGTGTCGAGAATACTGATGCGTTTGTAGTCGTCCGCGACGTTAAACTGTCAGTTTGAGTTTAATGTAAGAGACGC